TGTACGCCTGTTCCTGTACCAATAGCACCCAAATCAAACTCATTGAATTTGTACGGGGACCCATGGAAAGCAGACTGATTGTAACCTTTCGTTTCATCGTTAGAATCTTTGACAATTCCTAATTTTTCTTTTATAATATTAATAATAGAAGGTTGACCGATAAAAGAGGCGTCTGAATTATTCAGCGTGCTCCTATCGGCACCTTCTTTTCTTTTTAGCCAATTGTCAATATTAACTTCTGTATCAAAAAAAGCAGTCGTCATAAATATACGACCACCACTAAGGAATTCTAATGTTGCTCCAGCAATGCCAGATGGAGTATTTATTTTTACCCTGACAGTTCTCCCATTGTAGTGACCTTTCTTTTTATCGTCAATTTCATAGTCTTTGATCTTTTCTAAATGTGTCTCAATATCATTTAATTGTGCTTCAGTTAATTGATGCTTCTTTCCAAAATGCAAAGCATCATCATTGGCGACATCTATTTTTGTCCCATCGCTTGTAGTCATAGAATAAAAAAGCTTCCCTTTGCCTTGGGAATCAATATTACTTGTTTTTATTTCATGATAAAAATGAGACAAGCTTTTGGCTTCACTTTTTTTCATTGCAGCCTGGGCATATACTCCGCCATCGCCGCCACGAGCGAACTCTAGCGGATGGTCAATATAATACTGCCCTGGATTCTCTGGATTATAAGAAGCGCCACGACTTCGCAATATTGTTATAATATCGTTGATTTCACGGCCTTTATATCCAGCAGCTTCAAGTTGATTTCTGAATTCACCAAAGATAGCATCAGACTGTCTTTCTTGCTGCTGAGCTTTGTAAATGGCCGCTTCCATTGTGCGTTTTTCTTTTACACGGCTTTCCATCGCTTCACCGTTACCGAAAGCAAAGTTACCCTTCATTTCTTCAAAGAGGGTAGGGATTTCCATTCTAGCTTTTGCCAAGGTTCCCGCTGAAACAACAATATCACTGCCGCTTTCTACGGCCTGTTCTATTTGAGATTCAGTAATGCCAAGTGTTAGCGCAGGGTCTATCCCTTGTTGGTTGAATACACGTTTTACTGTTTCTGCGTCCAAATAAACTACTTCGCCGTCAGCCAAACCATCTATAGTCGCTTTAGCTACATCAGGAGTTACGCCAGAAGTTCTTGCCCTTTCTGCCATATGGTCAACAAAGGCTGTCTTTTGTTTTTGAATTTGGCGACCAGCAGCAACGGATACGCTGCCGCCAATCAATCCATACAAACCTCCTACAGCCCCTGCATACATACCATTTTCAGTAATTTCTTCAAAGTCTGCGATGAATCTATTTACTTGATCTTCTGTTGAAAAATGATTATACCTAGCCCATATCTCCGCTGCGGCATCAGGATATTCCTGAATAAACTCAGTAATGCCTTCCGTTGCCATTGCTTCTGCAATAGCTCGCCCCGCATTAGTACCCTTGCTGATTCTCCTACCAACGTTTAATATTTTCCCTAAACTGATGAATTCAAGAAGTCCTTGCCCTAAAGCATTGCCCCCACTAGCTAAAGCTGAATCAGCAATATTAATATTATTCCTACGCAACTCCGCGTATTGAGCACCGCCAATTTGACCAGCCATAAGAGCTGCCGCCGCAGCAGGACTGAACATACCAACAAAAACTTGTGCAAGAAACTGTGGCGCATTCTCAACAAGCGCATAACCAATTCTTCCTGCTGTTGTTTCTGCCTGTACGTTGTAACGCATTCCAAACCATTCGTTGGCATTGGCAACAGCTCTTTGTCCCGCGTTGTAAATTCGCTCGTTATCAAGAACGTGCCCTAATACTTCAAGCCCCCCGCCAACTGCGCCAGTCGTAGCTCCCATGAATCCGGTCATGCCGTTGAGAACTGATTTAAACAAGCCATATTCACTTTCAGTATCTTTAGCCCAGCGTAATGCCATATCAGGAGAGTTCCTATAAATGCTGGCCATAATAGGATCTTTAAGAAGTTCAGCTACTTGAGGGCTTGTTTTTGGTAGCTCAATAAGTCCGTTATCGTCTCCTTTGCCCCATGTGCTTTTGATGCTATCAACTTCTTGCATGGCTTGGCTTGCGCTTACACCAAATTTATTTGCATACCTTAATGCTTCTTCGCTGGCTTTGGGATCAAGATTTTCTGATGCTTTAAGAGAGCTTAAAAGTCCTGTATCCCAACTGCTTACGTTAAGTCTACCCATATCAAAAATCCCTCTCTTTTTCCCAATGCTCATCCCAGTAGTCACTTGTGGGTGGTACTTCATTTTCTTTTAGCAAGTGTTTTTCAAGAGGCTTTTTTCGTTTTTCACATATTGCAGTAATTGCATTGTTCATTGTGGTTCGATTTACAGATTGGCTATTACCAACCAGCATTTGAAACGCTTCCTGTTGAACAATATCTCCTTCGGTCATAACAGACAATACGTCTGCAACTTCAGCCGCTACAGCACTATTATTGCTACGCCTTTCCATAATTGTAGTCACTTCATTGCTCAAACCATACGGAACGGATGCCGCTATTAAGTTTCCTGCCGCAACTCTATCATCATAATAAGTGTTAGATTTGGCCAAGATTGTGGCTTTTTCTTCCATAAGTTTAGCCGCCGCGGCTATTCTCACTTCTGGATTCATTGCATTAGGCATGACATCTAAGTTTTCCATCACAAAATTTTGCACAGTTGCTCTATCTATTTCGTCACTGAACATTGCGTTAATCCGAGTAATTATTTCCTTATTGGCAGCCTTCACAGCAGGGCTTGTCTTTAGAGTGATTTGTTTCAACATTTGCTTATAGTCGCTCATGGATAGAAGCCCGCCGTATTTGGTTGTTAAGTCAGCGACTGTCAATGTACCGTTATTTACCTCTTGATAAACCATTGCCAGAGTTGCTGGGTCGCTAGTTTTTGCACTACCAACTCGACCCGGCGCGCCAAGACTTTTAAGCTTACTAATGGCAGGAGCCAGCTCGTTGTATACTAATGGGTCATCCATATAAATTTCTTGAGCTAGCTGGTCAAGCTGTGTCACTGTCGGCGTTCCATTCATAACAAGTTCAACTAGATTCTTGTTATAGCCTTCGGCTTTAAATCCTCTAATGCGTGATTCTTGCTGTTGTGCATTGTAAATAACAGCTTTTATTGCAGAGTGCTGTTCAGGGTCAAAAGTTCTTCCTGAGCCACCTTTATAGTTGGTAAAGTCAATATCCAAATGGGGACCTGTCCAGCCGGGAGAACGTTCAGCATATTCATTCTTTATTTTTAAGCCTGGCATTGCAGCTTCCCACTCGGCAATCAAAGCATACTGCTCTGCTGTTGATAAATTTTCAAATCCAGGAATAACACCGTCTGCCTTGTATCCCCCAGCATGAGTATGAGGACCGCCACTGCCAACATGAATATCATGACTGTCGTTGACGCTTGTTATGATCATCTCGCCTAAACCTGCCTTTTGAGACAGTAGTCCAGAGAGAGCATTTACACCTTTAGAAGTTACCGCTTGAGCCCCCTCGAAAGACACACCCGGATTAAACTGAAATGAGCCACTTGGCATTTCCCCACTGATGTTATAGCCATATTGGTTATCTGCCATTTCAATAGCTTTTGCATAATCAATAGAGCCATCAGGCCGTCTAGCATTCTTCATTATTGAGTGAGCTGAATCATATGCAGAATATGTTTTTGTGCTATTAGCAACAAGAGCTTCTAGCTTAACTTTTTGAGTTGGGGTCATTTTGTTCCCAATTTGCTCTAGGATTAATGATGCTTTATCAAATTGTTTATTATTCACATGATCTACAACCAATACCGAAGCAAACTGGTCAGCTATATTCCTAGCAAGCTCTTCTTGTTTTTCAACAGGGCTATGAGCAAACATAGACTTTGCTTCTTCAGTTGTCAACACATAATTTTCAATAAAGGAACCACCACTTAAAACATCTGAAATCCGGTCTTGAGCATACTGGTCAAATGTAGTTACCCTCACTTCATTATCTTGTTCAGCTTGCCACTTATAAGCCCAAACACTACCACTAACAATATTATCCATAGCGGCTTTTTTGAACATATTTTCTCCAGCCTTGTATTTTATCCCACTCTTGGCATATTCTTCTTTTTCTATTTGGGCAGCTCTCTGCTCAAAGAAAAGTTGTGAATCTGTGGCATTACTTCCCTGTTTATTCTTTGCAATATCAACTTTTAACTCTGCCAGCCTTTTCGCAACACTATTGCTTGCAGATGCAACACGGAGAGCTTCGTCCGATTCTTCTCTGTCCTGTATTACCTTTAGCGCCGCTCCCGCGGTTTTGCTCATCTGCCCGTAAAATCCGCTTTCATCAACAATTTGTGCACCGTTGTACCCTACTTTTGACTGCTGTTGCCGCAGGGTTATTGGCTCATATGAATTGTTTTTTATTGTTAAATTAGCCATACAAACACCTCATACTAAAAACTATTTCCATAAACAGTTTTATAATTCTTGCTGACTGTCTGGAATCCAATATGATTGCTGTTACCCCAGCCATAACCATTGGAGCCTAAGCCATAAGATTGTGCCCCGCCGCTTGAAGCTCCCTTACTTGCCTTGCCACCGCCACCCAGTAATCCGCTCGCAGTAGTAAGTACTCCTCCGAGCATTGCCATACGTTTTGCATTTTTCGCAGCACTTCGCAAGTTCTTCGCCGTAGCGTCGGCAGCAGCTGCAGCCTGATTGCGGTTAGCAACCTCCTGCCGCAGGTCAAGGTCACTTGTAAATAAATTCTGCCGGATTTTCTCTGTCTGTTGTTCAAAGCTACCTATGTTCGCTCTGTCAAGAGCCGCCCCCAGACCGCTGTCACTTTCAAACCCAGCACTGGCTAGAGCCGCTGTATTTTGCCCGGCAACTAAATCTTTCCTGTTGCGTGCGCCCCGCAACTCCTCGGCAGCATTAGCTCCCGCTACTTCTCTGTTTCGTTCTGCGATCTGGGCATTGGCCCTCTCTGCCTGTGCCTGATACTCGGCTTGCTGAGCCTGTGCTTTCATCTGCGATGCCTGCTGGTTCCCCTGGGCAAACGTCATTACCCCTTGCATTACAGCCATTACTGCTGACATATCATCACCCCTTTTATTATCTTCATATTTCGCCTATGGCGTGTTTTACTTCTTTGTTCGACAGCTTATATTCTCAATAATCATTTCGCTTGCCACAGGTTATTTATGCCTGTGGTTTTTCCTTTGTAAATATATAAATCTCATGAACATTGAATTTAAACTTAAATCCGAACGCTTTTGCCATAACAAAAGACTTTTTGTAATAACTGTAGGCCGCCATATATAAATTCCCGTATTTATTCAGCCATCCTTCGATAACCTCTCGGCCTATTTTTACAAAACTCTTTTTGTGCCGGTCAACTTCATCTGTCCCAAAATGAAAAGCCATGTATCGCCATTTTAAAACAGGGTATCTTTCTGTTACCCCGAAAAGGCATACTGGCTTATCATTTATATATACTATTTTCATTTCACAGCTTTTTTCTATGTGCAGCCTTATGTTTTCTTCCACGTCAGGAGAATCAGCAAACATCCTCTGATCGTCCGGTCTAAGATTATGAAAAATGTACCACACATCTTCCAGCATTTCTTCGCTGTAGTCTTTTAACTCGATCACGACATATCAACATCCCTTGCAATGGAAAGTAGCTTAAACGGATACGGCTCGTCATGTTTTATCACTATGCCGCCTTCTGTATTGGAATCAGAAGATATAGGTACTTCAACCAGTCCAGTATAAAGTTCCACTTGAAGTTCAGGTGTCAATGCGCTTAGCTGCCTCCTAACTGTACTGAAAATAGGATTCGGACGCAGACCTTCCCTTGCATAAACATCACCATAATAGCTCTCTCGAAGTTCCATTGTCACAGAGGTAACTGATTTAATAGTCCCGATAGAACTCCCCCGCCCTTTGGTCGTGACATGGACTGTCGGTAGCTCTAAGATAAATTCATACGGCAAGCCGATTATTATTTTGTTGTACGTTCCCCTTGCAGGTTTCTCAATCACAACATTGCCCTCAGCATCAAGCGTTTGCGGTTTTACGTTCAACATATCGCCGCTTGTAACCACCCAAACCAACTTGTTCGCCAGCCTTGGTATTTTAATTCCTTGTCCATCACTATCTGTAAATATTGTACTGCAGTCTAACATTACATAATCAATAGGTCTGCTTGACAGCATATCAAAAGCAAGTTTTTCAAGGTACCTTTTACCATCACGGCTTACGACAATATAAATAACATCATCACCATTTTCAGAGATAGTTTCAACTTGTTTTATCTTCCCATCCGTTACAAACTCGCTCCATGCAAAAACCTTCTCATTGACCAGGTAAGTCAGGCAAATCATCTTTCCACTATCCAGCACAAAGTAAATAAGGTTCTCAGGATACTTTGCATATGAATAATCTTTGACCTCAGAATCAATAATGTCATGGACGAACAGCGTTAATTCGTTGCCGGTATAGCCGTCTGTTTCATATGTATAACCAAAGTCACGCAAGAATTTATTATTGCTCTGTATATAAAGAACCCGATTATCTGCTACAAACGGAACATGCTTATCAGTGCTACCCCACGAAGACTGTCTGCGTATATTAATACTTGTAGGTGTTACCGTCGCACCATCGCTAACGATTCTTTCATCGTCGCCGGTAAATACGCACAAGTCTTTTGCTGCAATAATATTCTTGATATTATAATCATTCCGGGCGACAACACTTGTATTTATAGCACTGTCATCAGTCAATGTCCCGTCTTTTATTACTTCATCAAAATTGGTGTAATCACCGCTCTTGCTAAACCAAATACCATTAGGCTTACTGTTTGTATTTGCCAATACCAATCTATCCTGAAAGAAATCTGCGCATTTTGGATAGCCATTTACGGCTGAGAACAAATTAATATAATACCCTTCTGCTATTGCATCTGTCGCAAAGCTTTTCTGTATTTCCACTATGGCGTTTTTTGAATCAACTACTTCTTTAATGTAGGCAATCCCTTCATTTGTATAGCCATAATTTGTGATCCTAACCGTTGCCGAACCGCTGCTGATATCTAAAGCCAAACGGTAATAATGCCCATCACCATCTTCTGTAAAGCTTTCATTGACGTTAAAATCATTGGTAGAATAATATTTTCTGTAATCTACAAACTCCTCTGAAAGTTTAGCCCTTCGCTGGAGTATTATAGTTCCTGTCCAAGTTCCTTTGGTGAGGAGATTTAGGCTATCGCCGACGAAAAATTCTTTCGTGTTCTGACCTGAATATGTGCCTTGTATTTCTACCATTAGTCACCCTCTCCTCCGCTGCCGTCGCTATAATTTTCACTTATCATTTTCACTGCAACCTGTCCGGTTGCGACGGTAATTAATGCTCTATAGTTAGCACTGATTGATACAGGAGAATATATAGTACCATTGCTAGTATATGTTCCAATAGTCTGAAACTGACTGCTCCAACTAGAATATTGCCAAATAACATTTCCAGACCACTCCCCACTAATAATAATTCGAGCGTCCTTATATAATGTTACTGGTCCAAGAGTTTGCTGTCCGCTAAGAGTGACGTCTTCTATCTTAGTCGCTACACGCTGTAATATTTTGACCCCCCAAGCTTCTGTAGATGCATCGAAAAAATCAACGTCAGATGATAAGGTAGCATCCCCTGTCGAATTAGATATACTAAAATTCACGCCATCCTGTAATTCATCAAAAGGGGGGATAGGGATTTTCAATTTGCCGATTGTAAAGGTACCGTTATTATTTCGAATTTCCATAATAGGCAGTCTGCCGGAACAAACAAACATCGTATTTGCAGACTGAGTAACCTTCAAGTTCGGCAAATCATCTGATGTAAACGGACTGTCTACTTCGCTAACCACGCACCCTTGCTGACGCACCGTTAAATGTTTGTCGGTAAACTCCAGCAGATAATCTACGTCAGCCTGTTTGAATGCAAACAGTCTAATGTTACCTTGGTCGGTCAGTTCATCAATATAAATAGTGCCATTACGCTTATATACGCCGCCATAAGGTTTAACAATGCCATTCTTACATTGCTTTAAAAATGTAGCATATTTTTCAAGATCAACCCGAGCAAGAATATCTTTTGATGCTACGCCCCCTGTCAGGTTAGGCGTTAAGTATCTATACGCCATTACCAATCCCTCGCTTTCAGAGGTCCAGTGTCACGCCTGAGCCTATGTTTATCTTCATTGGTATTGGATGCCATTGCTTCTTTAACAGCCATGTTATAAAGCTGCAACTGTGTGGCCTGCGCATCTCCTAAAGCAGAATGCATCGTCATGCTATAAGCAAAGTAATGCACAAAGGCACGTTGAAATATCGCTGGCCATAAATTAACTTCATCGCAGTATCTGGTATAAGAAAGTTCTATTCTTTCTTCTCTAGACACCAGCACCGGTACAAAAGCTTCTCTGTTATGAAGCTTCACAGACAGCAGCTCATATTCAACGTTTTCTTTTCTGCCACTGGTTACGCTACGGATCCTTACAACATCATCAGGATATAAATAGACATTCTCATGCATAAGCTTTCCGGTCGCATACTCCTTGTTGATGCTATCCTTGTCCAGTTTCGGCAAAACCCTACGAACTTTAGCAAACCGCCAATCAGTCTTATTAAGCAAGGTTTCTAAAACTATAGGCAGAGTTTGCTTTGCTCCTTTAGCTTCCACCGTTTCATCATCAAGTGAAATTATCTCCCTCACCTTGATTTGTTTAAGAGCCATATTTACAAGGTCCGTTATCGAATACATTTTCATCACTCCTTCTTCTAACTAGGCAAATTTGATTTGTATATTTAGAAGAAGGCGGGTAAAACTACCCGCCTAATAATTAACCTCGCAGCGCCTTCAAAATACCTTCACGGAGTTTTTCAGTTGCTACATTCTTCTTTTGAAGCTCTGCCGGAAGCGCAATGCCATTTTCCTCCGCAAAAGCAAATAACTCACTTCTATTTGCAGTAGCCAGGTCAATAACATTCGGTTCGACTACTTCCTCACCTTCTTCATATTCCTCTACAGGAACTGAATAAGTCTTATTTTGCTCAATAACTCTACAGGCTCGCTTAGAATAAGTGTCCCCAATAGAAGAATCCAGCTCAATAACACTACCTTCTGTTAATGTTATTGGCTTGCCATTCTTTCTAACCTGTGTTGTGGAGATGGCTAATACTTTAGTCAGCATACTATCACCCCTGCGCCATGCCTACGCCAAGGGGACTACGCACACCATAGGCTAAGCCTGCTTCGATATTACCAGTAGTCGTGCCGGACGCAGTAGCGCCAAGGTAACGTGCAGGGATTGTTCCAAGCGGTGCAAAGCCATACTTCATGCCTTCTGCCACCTTAACAGTTGCAACTACTACTGGATTGCTCATATTCTCTTTTGCAGAAGCGTTCACAGTGATAGTCACTGCAGCGCCCGCAGGTTCAGACAAAGACACCACATAATTCAAATTCGGGTCAATGGCATTAGAGAAGTCTGCGCCAAGGTCGATTACATCAGGCAGCGCACCTGCAGCATAAGCCACATTATTCGCATTCATTGCTTGTACATCAAACATATTCTTTTATCTCCCTTCTTAAACCACTTGTGCTTCTGTAGACAAGATTGCATCACAACGCTTGAGCGGATAGCCTTGGAACGTTGCCACAGGCTTACCTTCAACGTTGGATACTTCAAACTCTACATTGTTACGATCAATAGCCATTTTCCACAAGTGAGCATAAACTGCATCATTGCAGTAAATAACTAACTTACCAGAATTTTTGTTTTTGATCTTAACAAAAGCATCAATGAAGTATTTAATCAATTTAGCTTTGTCAGGGTCTGCAGCAAGTGCAACAGTATCAATGTTTGCAATGCGGACTACGCTGCGCAAGTCTTTTACACACAAACCAATTTTATGTTTGTACTTGGTGATATGAGCCGGATACGGATCACCGTTTTCATCATAAGCATCCCCCATGGTTGTTGGCTCAACGTCCAAACCAGCTTTGCTGCCTTTAGGATAAATAGTGAAGCAGGTTTTTAAACCCCATACGACAAACCATACGGAAGTCAAGTCGTTACCAGTACCGCCAGCATCAATGATATAGTCTGCTGTTTCCGGCAGCTTACCATCAGAGTTCTTGCGGGTCAGAGTGCTATAACGCTCTGCAAGACCAACAAGTCCATTGTTGCCCGGCTCCTGTGCTCCATAGAATAAATCAGTTGCAACGCTTTTGCTCATTGCGTCCAAGAACACTTCATTCTCACGCATCAAGAATTCACGAGTACCGCCATTCAATTCTGCCAAGTCAACATCGACTTCGCATCGTGCGGTGTAGATAGATGTTGCGTCAGTAATCGGTGCACGAGTTCCTTTAGAACTTTTTACACCTTCGTTGTACTTACGCTTTTTAATAAGCGGCAAAGAAGTTGTAACGATTTCTTTGTTCTGGTCATTCTGGTTACACTCCTTAACTACCATATCTTCTAAGATAGGGTTTTCTTGGCTAAGCAAATTAACCAAGTCAAGTACTGTTTTCCCATCAGGGGATTGTCCGTCAATGACGTCTTTGATTGTAGGATTTTTTACTGCAATAGTTGCCATTCTTTTTACCTTCCTTTTCTTTGTTTTTTATTTCAGGTCCGCTTCGCTAGGATATCCAGCGAATACAGTATCCATAAAACCTTGTTCGGATTTTTCTGCACCAATACCAGTGTTGCTGTTAATTCCACCATTTTCATCACCGACAAAAGGCAGAAGCTTTTGGAACATAAGCACTACTTTCAAGTTACTTTGGATGCCTACTTCGTCAATCAACTGCTTAATGCCAGGGATTTTAGCATCAATAGCATTTAATGCTGTCCTTGCATCATCCATAGCCTTGGTATACTCTGGCGTTAAGTTATCGTCTGTTGCCCCGAAATGCTTCATCGCCTCAGAGCAATCAGTGATTATTCTTTCTGCCCTTGCAGAGCAAACATATTTCAATGCCCTCTCTGCCATTTCAGGATCCGTAATACCAATCTCTTTCAGCTGATCACTAAATTCTTTTGTCACGGTTTCGTTATTTACATCACCCAACAACTCTGTTAATTTGTTTTTCACAAACTCGTCATCAACAACAGGGGCTTCTGCAGGTGGTTTTTCCTCTTTTGGGGCAGCCGCTTCTTTCTGTTCTACTGCCGGTTCTGCTGGCGGGTTATCACCCTGCGGTTCTGGCGGGGGCGCTTCTTGCT